CGAGATGTACAAGAAGAAACCCGAACTTGTTCGGCAGGCGGAGGAGAAGGTTGAGGCACTCGAGGCGGCGATTCGGGCGAAGGAATCAAAGCCTAAGCCCCGCAAGACCCGTAAGGCGAAGAAGGGCGGTCGTACCCGCCGCCGTCGTGCGTAAAACGAATACCTTTTCATAGATCTCTCGGGATAAACTAATGGATGTCTTTGAACTTCCGCTCGATGCCTGTACGCACCTCACCCACCGAATCAAGGCCATCTGTCGGCGTCGTGGATATCACTACAAGAACTATAAAGCACAGGTATACCGACTTCTGGATTCCCACATGGGTAAAGTTTGGGCTAGGCGGCGATCGGTCTTCAAAGTCCTCCGAGACTACGGCGTTGCTGACCAGCGCACGGATGCCTGGCATGCCAAACGATCTGAAATGATTACAGCCTCAGAAGTGACGAAAGCGTTCAAGACAGCGACGCCATCAGGAAAGAAAGAACTCTTGATGCGGAAACTGGATGGACCGAAACCGTCGGGTGGCGGAACGATGACGGCGTGTCTATGGGGCACCCAATTTGAGCCGCTGGCCAAGGAAATCTATGGTGACATCCAAGGTGGGGCGGAGATTGTGGACACCACATGTGTGAGCCATCCAGTGTACAAGTTCCTGGGTGCGTCCCCCGACGGGATTGTCCTCACCAAGGACAAGATGGATTATCGTTGGGGCAAACTTGTGGAATTCAAGTGCCCGATCTCCCGTAAGTTCACACAGGACTCGCCGATCCCCGATGATTACTATCACCAGATGCAGATGCAGATGGAGTGCACAAACATTGATGAGTGTGATTACGTGGAAATGCAGTTCAAGACGTGCGGGAAGACGGAGTGGACGAACTCAGAGTCGCCGTACAAAGGAGTGTTTGTAGCCTACGATACAGGGGTGATTGAGTACAAGCCAAAGACCACTGACTTTGTGGCATGGCGAAAGACCCTGGAGGGCGATGAACTGCGGATCGTTTACTGGACCTTGAACAACATTCGAATCGAAAATGTTCTGCGAGATCCGAAGTGGATGTCTGATCATATTGAGGAATTGAACACGTTCTGGGCGATGGTACAGGATTGTAGGAAGGATCCCTCTAAAATAGAGAGTTATATCCCCACCACTGCCCCACCCGATGCCCCGTCTCCTGACCCCGCGGCGGCTGGTGCGAATCAGGCGCCCGCAAGTGGGTCGTCCGCTGAGCGTACGACGACAATTCGCCTGTTTCTTGGCGAATCTGAGCAGTCCGATCTAGAAATTCAGGGACCCCGAACATCTCGCGGGACCCAGACAGAAGAACGCCCGCCACAATAAGTCCCGCAATCGCTAGGGCAAGAAGAGTCGTGTTTTTCATTGGGACCGTATTATGTAAAATGGATAAAACAATTACAGGGTGGAAGAATAACATACAGAGTAAAGATGCCGACTACTGATGAAATTCTACGTTTGATGCTGTCCCAGCGTGGGATCAAGACGGAGACGCAAGAAGTTCTGGAGTCGGAGTTCCCCGCCATCGTGACCAAGATTGATTCAGTCATCATCTTCACTAGTAACCGTACTCGCATTCACGAGAAGGATGTGGCTACGGTTGTGGATCTAACCAAGCAGTATGGCGGAACTCTCGGGATTCTCGTGGTTCCCATCCCTGCATCCGAAAAGGTTTTGCAGACGGTCTCAGCATACTCTGACGTTCTACAGATCTTCCACGTGGGTCAGTTGACGTGCGACATTACCAAGCACCGCATGGTTCCCGCTCACCGTATCCTGAAGGAGGACGAGGTCAAGGCGTTCCTTGAGAAGTTCGGGATCAATATGGACACGATCGCCAAATCTATGATTGCAGACCATATTGTTCTAGAAGCGGACAAGCCGATGCTTCCACAGATCGCGATGAAGCACAAGGAGTACATGCCCATGCCGTTCATTGGGACGCAGGATCCTGTGGCTCGTTGGATCGGGGCCAAGCCTGGTGATGTTGTAGAGATCATCAGGAAATCTGAGGCGGCGGGTGCGACTCCCTATTACCGATTTTGTGTAGCGAGTGTATAATAATAACACGAAGAATGTCAGGGTTTGAGAACCTACTCAATGAATACAAATCTAACTACGTTCAATTTTTGTCTACGGGGAACGCTGCCTACAAGACTGCGTATATGAATGCGCAGGAGGCCATTGATAAGGCGATCCTAGCGCGGCAAAAAGAGGTAGAGAATCAGAAACGTGATATGAATCAGTTTACGGAATCATATCAGGAAGGAAACACGGAACTCTCAGATATTTATGATTCGGCCAGTGGCCTGTTTATGAATGCCCAGCAGATCGAGGATACGTATCGCGGAGCCAAGCAGCGGTATGATCAGTTAGTATCCCCTGAATCAGGAGAACCTACATTGAACGTGTCGAACGGGTATGCCTTCCTCCTGCGATTCGGTCTTGTCCTGATTCTCCTGCCCGTGCTCTTTTTGATTGGATACTGGTCTCCCCAAATCAAGGCGGCTACAACGACAGCTGTATCTGCTGTTGGGAATGTCGCGTCTACGGTAACATCGGCGATGTCGTCGCCTGTCCTAGGCCCAATGAGGGCATAGAGGGTAATTCGGGTAGAGTGGGTAGCAAGGAGTCAACCTGGCGGAATGAACTCATGACAAAAAGTGCAAAGACTACAATCAGCAGAACGAGAACAAACAGAATCCAACCGTAGTAAGTGGATTGGGGAATAGTTGTTTGTGCCTGTTTATCACTGTAAAGACGGTTTAGCTTTACTAGCTCGTCTTCACCTGTGCGCAACTCTTCCAGCTGCTCCTTATATTTATCCAGAGCATCTTGGAGATCAGTTGTAGGTTGAGAGGATAAGATAGACTTACCATTGTTGTAGATCTCTTGAATCCTGTTCACAAGGGCAACCAACTGCTGATTAGCAGCGGTGATCTTGGGCATCATAGCTGTGCGTTTAGCAGAATTCTGTTCCCGTAGAGCTGTATTGATCATCTGGACATACTGATCCCGAAGAGCTCCGTATTCCAGGAGAGCATTCTGGACGTCATTATACGAGCTTGAATCGTATTGACTTCGCAGATTTCCCCCTTGATATAGACGGATAGTGTCGGGAGTCATCGACGTTGTTTTCATTAGGGCAGCCGACCCTGCTGCGGCCTGTGGAGGACTGCTCATGCTCATTACTCTTTGTATACATGAAATTATCTAGAACGTATATAAGAGGAGATAGATGGCGGCTTATGCCCAAGACTTTCAATCTAAATCTCAAGGTCTTCTAGGATATGTCCAGAACCAGCTGTCTCAGGCGGTGGGGTGGAGTGCTCTTCCTGGACAGTTGAACAAAATTGTGGCCTCGTCGGGCGGGTATGTCTGGGGATTTAATTCAGTCGGGGACTTCTATACGTGCAAGGAGCCATGCGATGGAACGAACTGGAAACAAGTGTCCAGACCTTCAGGAATTACGGGAATGCCGCTAGATATTGCCGTTGATGCGCAGAATGTGTATGTTCTTTTCAATGCTAAAGCAGCAGAGCCAGAAGCAGTAAGTGTATCTCCAGGAATTCAGACAGGGCAGATTAATATTGGTGATGTTGGAATGCCTCCAGGACACATATCTGCTGCGAATGGATCAGTCATTGTATCTGCAGGGTTCTTAGGTCCAAATGCAGGTGCAGTTGCTACCTCTATAACGAAGGGAACTGTCTATACCGCAACGATTAAAGATGAAAATGGTGTAACAGCAACGTTTCCTATCACATCTGTAGGGACAAATCCGTCGTGGCAGGGTCCTCCGTGGATGTATAGATATTCTGGATCAGGAGGGGATTCTGATTCACTCACAGCAAAGTTCGCTAAGTCAAAAACGCTATCTCTAACTCTTACAGGTACACCCGATGCTAATTCCGCTCCAGCTGCACGGGCTTCTGGATTATCATTCGCAATGCAGTCCATTGACGGAAGCGAGGGCTGGTCATCTCCTAAGGCAATTCCTGGTGATGTCCCTGCAAACCCCCAAATCAATATTACTGATCAGTTCATCTTTGTGGGAAATCAGGGTTGCTCGAAGCCGTGCACAACATCGTCATGGGTAGCTATCTCGGCCCCCCAGGGTGGAGGTCAATCTATGGGTGTGTCTGCAGCATCGAGTGGTTCAACGTATATTCCTGTAAATAATGCGGGCACGATCAAGGTGTATGCGGGAACAAGTAGCGGTCAGGGAGGGTGGACTGAGAAGCCAGGTCTGTCAGGTAAGATCCCTATTGCCGTCGAAGCGGACAATCAGTTTATGTATGCCCAGGACCAAGGATCAGGCGGTATTTATCGGTGTGGAGCGCCGTATACGGAGGCTGATTCCTGCAAACTAGCGGATACACAAGGAAATACAGTCACGGGCAATCACACGATTTCCGTGAATCCCCGCAGTTACCAGACATATATTGCCGCTGCGTCGAGTGGACCTGTAGGCAATCTGTATCAGCGTCTCGATGAGGGAAGTGTGAATGTGGCTCCCCTGATGGAAGAGACTAAGAAGTATACAAGTGGACTCGATAGCGATGTGAATGCTCTTGGGTATGCCACATATGCTCAGGCCTCAGCACTTTCAGCAGCCCATACGCGCCAACAGGCAATGGAAGCAATTGAGCAGATCACTGATCTAGATGATAAGTTCACAGAGACACGCATTAAGCAGGGCAATATGCGCAGCAAGATTGTGAATGACAAATCTGTGTTGTCAACTCGTATTATGGCACTCAAGGTTGTGGCATACACACTCATCGCTGTGATCATCCTTCATATCGTTCTAAGCTTTTTCCTTTCTCCCACGATTGTGATGGGCATTTCGCTGGTCGGCACTCTAATCGGGTTGTCTATTGCATATTCGTATTTGAGCGTGGGATACAAAATTACG